GAGTCTCTCCGAGATTTTGCGTTTTCTCCTATATAGCGGGAGAACTCGGGTGGATTCAATGGGGAATGGAATCGGCGGATAATCGGCTGGTGTGGCAAAATGCTGCAAAGCGGCAGTCTGCCGGATCAATCCTGTTAGAGCGGCATTCACCTAAGGCAAGGCTTGTGAGGTAATGTGTCCCGAAACCTTACAAATGCTTGACTATTTTATCAGGAATGTTTCCATTGTGCGGTGCAGCATAGGAGCAACAATGGAACTCTCGTCAAAACTCGTGAAATCCGTTGCCTACGACCCGTCGACCGGGGTCCTCGACATCGAGATTCGCCTCAAGGGCAATCGCAGGTATTTCAACGTGCCGCCGGTGATCTACGAAAACCTGATCACGGCGGCATCACCTGGCTGGTATTATACGCGCCATATCCGGGATGTGTTTCCACGCTCGATCCAGGGTGAATCCGGACCACTCTCCCAGAAATTCCGATTGTTTTTCAACCGCCGCGGCGAGTTTTCATAAGTCAGGGTTGCGGCGGCTCTGCGCACACAGCCGTTGCACCGCGCGGCCCACAGCGTCTGAACCGGCCGCCGAGAAGGGATTCAGGCGGCTGCGCGGCGCTTGGGAAGAAGCGCGCGCAGCATGACGCGCTTGCCCCAAAGCTCGAATGCAAGATAGGTGCCGTAGGAAAGGCCAATCGCCAGCAACAGGTAAGCGCACAAGGCTGCGGCAAATCCGGCCTCGACGCCCAGTGTCGGCAAAAGCCGCCTCGCCAGCTTGGCGAAGAACGGGACGAGCAGCGGATGGATCAGATAAAGCGAGTAGGATATCTCGCCGAGGAAGTAGACCGGGCGATTGCCGAATACGGTTTCGCCGAGTTTTGACCCTTGAGCGATCAGCCACACGACCAGGACGATCAGCACGTAATTGACGAGATCCGTATGGTCCATGTACCAGCTCGCTGCCAGGGCGACGAGCGCGACCGGCAGGCTGTAATTTACCACCGTCATCAGGCCGAATTTTGCTTTCTCAGCCAGCGCATAACCGACGACGCCGAGCGTGAAGCCGCACAGCGCTCGTGCCAGGGCAAAGGAATGATCCGACGAGACGATGTCCATCGGCCCTTCGATGCCGAGGCCCAACTGCGACATCCCTGTTATCGCAGCCAAAGCGGCGACGACGACAAAGCCGAGGAAGAAGGTTTCCCGCGCCGTCAGAAGTGCAATCAGCGGAAACAGCAGATAGCAGAACAGCTCCGCGCTCACCGACCAGGAGACACCCATGATGGGAGTTGCGTGCAATCCCCAGCCGGTCAGCATGAATATGTTGCAGAACGCATCCCACCCATCAAGGCTGGCATGCTCTGCGCCACTGAAGTTCAGGCTGAGTTTTGCCGTCGCAACAAGCAGGATGGCAACGTAAGCCGGATATATCCGGCAGACACGCTTTATGAGGAAATCCCAGTACTCTGCCTTGTCAAAGCGGCGTGAGAATGTAGACGCATAGTTATAGGCGAGCACATATCCGCTCAGAACGAAGAATGCGTCGACGGCAGCATAGCCCGGACCCATCGAAAAGACCGGCTCGCCGCCAAAACCGCGGGAAAAATGGTAGAGGGCAACAATTAACGCAGCGATACCGCGGAATCCGGTCAGCGCGCGTATTTCAGCTCTTTTTGCCATTGATATCCTCAGGCGCTCTCTGCCTGTGAATACATGGAGAATACATGGGCTGGAACCGGAATCTTCGACAGATCGTCGATTGCTGCACTTGCGTTGCACGATTGCTGCACTTGCGTGGCGCGATTGCCACCAAGTCGTCGGGGCCTGTGCAAAACCGGCCTCTCGCCTCAGCAGCCAAGCGAGATCGGCACCGCCATCCTGCCGGATGACGATGCCGATGAGACCCAGGGGACGCTTTACCTAGACGGAGGCGCGGGGCTTGGTCAGGCCTCGGCCGACATTCTGGCCGGGCATTTCGATCAGGTTGTAACCGACCCAGGCGAGACCGTAGACGATCGGCACCGTGATGACGAGGGAGAGTGCCCAGCGCACCGGATCGGAGACATCAGTCGCCTTGATCAGGTAGGCGATGACCGGCTGCATGACCATGAGATGGATCAGGTAGGCGCCGAAAGACAGTTCGCCCAGACTATGGAAAAAGCCGTTACCCAGCCATGCACCGATCGGCCTTAGAAGCTTTGCCGGAGTTTCAGGCAGGCGGTGCGTATGGATGAAAGCGAAGAAGATCAGGACGAGCGAAATCCGCACGGACTGGTGCAGCAGGTCCTTTCCGCCGCCGAGCGGGGCCAGAACGAGCACCATGGCGATCGTCGCAAATTGGAAGGCCCGTATCCTGTCGGTCCACAAAGCGCCGGCCAGCAGCATGCCGGCGGCAAAAATATGCATCTTGAGCGGAAGGAAGGTCGGCATCGGAAAGGAAATGCCGAGCCGGTTCAAGGCATAGGAAATCACGATACCGGCAAACGAAGCGCCGACAATGCCCTTGATCCAGCCGATGCGGCCGACAACGATAATGATGAAGGGCAGGGCGGCATAGAATTGCATTTCAAGACCGATACTCCAGTCCGGCAGCGCGGTCCTGAAAGCATATTCGGGGCTGAAGCCGAAGAGGAAGGTCACGTGCGCCAGATAGTTGGTCAGGCTGCTGTCGAGATAACGACTGGCCAACTGCGGCTCCACGCCATTGAAGCCGTCGATGACCATGCGGGCATCGTAAATGAAGGGGCCGAGCGTGAGGGCCGCAACGAGCATCACGTAATAGAGCGGAGCAATTCGGAAGTAACGCCTGATCCAGAAGGTGATCCAGGTGCTGCTCGCCTCCCAGGGCTCCCGCTCTTTTCTGCGCTGATAGTGAAAGACCATCAGGAAGCCCGACAGCATGATGAAGAGATCGACGCCGAGATCCGGGTCGCCAATGACGGGCACCGAAAATCCGGTCAGAAGATGAGCATGGCCAACCAGTACCCACAGGGCGGCCAGGCCGCGCAATCCGTCAAGGCAGTCGACACGACCGCCGTTGCTAACACTCGTCACAGGCAATTCCTCTACTGGGGGTTGGGGAATTTTACTGTTTGCTCGTAGAAATCAGCGAATTTGACCACAGTTTGGGGTGCGGACACAAGTCTTTTATTGCGCTGCAGCACCGAAGCCACCCCTGATGTCGTCTTGCTTCCGATCGCGAATCCAGCACAGTCTGGATTGTTCAGCCGGAGGGGATGTTTTGGTTCACAGCTTCAGATCTTGCCTGCTCGCCGCAATTGCCGTGGCTGTTTCGGCGGGCTCAAGCACGGCGGAGGAGGTGCCGGCCTCCTGGAAGAAATCGATGACCGGCGACCCGGCGACGAATTATTACCTCGCCCAGGCGATGAAGCCGCTTGCAAACCCGGACGCTCAGACCTTGAGGGTCGTGAAGCTCGCAAATACGCTCAGCAATCTGTGCAGCGGCGCATCGCTCGACAAGAAAGCGCTCTACGCCTACATGACCGAGACCCGCTTCGCAGACATCAAGGGCAACGCCTATAACGAAGCTGCCTTCCTTGCCGACAGCGCCTTCCGCTATTTCGACTATCGCTCGCTTGCCCATCTCTGCGCGGGAGGCGCTTATCTCTTCGGCCCCAAGGGGCATCTCGCGCCGGGATTGCTGAAAGCCGGCCGGAGCAAGCCGAAGATGAGCTACGACTCCCAAAATCCTTTCATTCCCCTGCCGCCGCTGGCGCGGAAATCCTGATCGGAGCAGGTGGATGCCTTGCGCGATGCAGCAAATTTAGACAGCATTGGGCATGCCGACTCTCAAGCAGCTTTCCATCGCCCTAGGGCTGTTGACCAGTGATCATTCTCCCGTTCCCAATGAGGACGGCTGGCAGAATTACGTCTGGCGCGTCCACGCCGCGCAGGAATGCCTTGATGTCGAGGATGGATATTGCGTCCTGGTCCAGGACAAATGGGATTGGAAGCGGCCGCAATATTACAGCTTTTCCTTCCGTTTGGACCCGAAGACCAATTCGGTCACATCCCGCATCACGCTTAGAAACGAAGACACCGAGGATGACGATCAGGTCTGCGTCGTTGCAAGCTTCCTCAATGCGGCCGGGCAGGAGGTGGGCATTTTCTTCGCCAACTGGCGCGCGCTCCCCGGCCGGTCCTATAGCCGCGAGGCACCGATCTGGCTGACCACCGATGTCAAGGAGATCGCGACCGTGGCAGTCGGCACGAAACAATGCGACGTGAGGGCGACGGCCGATGCCGAGAATTTTTACAGGATCCGGATGGAACTGAAGCAACGCTGATGGCGACGGGGGCGTTCGCACTTTCCCACTTTTGCTGGAATTACTCTATTTGATGTCGCCGCCTGGTCGCGGAGGCGCAAACCTGTCGCCGGGGCTGCCGATTCTGTCGCCCTTTTTGACGCCGATCGTTCCGGTCGGGCGCGGGTCTGCGCGCTGTTCTGTGCGCTGTTCTGTGCGCTGATCGCTGGGCCATGTCACGATCACGAAAACAAGTCCGAGCACGAGCGCCACGAGTGGCGGTGCGACGAAGATCATCAGTAGATAATGCCGTGGTTTCATGGAGTCTTGTCGACAGGTGAGGCCTTCACCTGGGCAGCGGCTTTCTCAAATCGGTTGCGGTCCGTAAGCACAGGACGGACTTTCCTGTTGTCCATCCTCACTGACGTCCTGCCGGTGCTGCAAACTCGGCAGGTGAAGAACTGTAGTTTGAACCTTGTTCATCGTCCATTACCTAATCCGGCTAGCCATCAGAAGATATAACGGACGTCACACTACAACGCCGCGCGTCTTTTCAGACGCGCAAAGGACGTTGTGGCTCGGGGTTCGAGGCGTTAATCGGCCTCCTGCAATACCGCCACGAGCGCCGGATCGGCCGCGAGCTGCGTGGCGATGTAGTCATTGCCCCAGGATGTCTCGTGCGTCCCATCCGAGGTGAAAGCGCCGCCAAGAGAGACGTGGTCGACGGGAAGGGCAGCCCATGCCCCGGTTTCTGCTGCCGGTGTCGTCGGGTTGCCGGCCTCGCCCCATTTGCCTGCATCCGCGCAGACGACCATGTCGAGCGCTCCGTTCGGGTTTGTGCGAAGGAAGCGGTTGATCCAGGAGCGGAAGCTGACATGGGCGGCATAACCGGGCCTGGGGACCTGATAACTCGGATCGCTCCAGGTGAGGTTGACCGATGCATTGCCGATCGGAGAGGCAAGGCCAGCGGGCAGATTGACGGTGATCCTGTTGCCGTCGATCGCCCTGATCTGCGCGTAGTTCTTCCAACTCGTGTTGAAGGCCTTCGGAATGAGGCCGGCCACGCCAACATTGCTTCCGACAACGAGTTTTGAAACGTCGGGGATGGTCAGGGTGAGGTCACCGGTACCACTGTCATAGATATAATCCGACGCTTTGACGTTCGATGTCGTGTCGGGCGTGAGCGTCGGCGGAATGATTTTCACATGCGGCATGGCAGCCCTGTACTGCCTGAAGAGCTTGCGCATCTTGCCGACGAGGGACATGCCGGCGGTCGAGGCCATGTCGTCAGGCCCGATATAGGTCCAGCTGATGTCGCCGTCGACGATGCCCTTGCCGGTGCCGCTCGGCGCAACGGAGCCTGAGGCGCCGCCGGTATCGGCGATATAAGCGTTGCCGTTCGCCCTGCAGGTGTCGTCGACTTCCCAGGTCTTCTGCGACCAGTCCGGGGTCGAGGTCTGCGTCGTATCGTTATGAGGATCGCACGGAAGGAGGTGCGTCGGATTGCACCAGGCGGCGAATTCCATGCGGCGGTCAATACCGGAGATTAGCTGATAGTTATAGCTGTCGGCGCCTCTGGACATCTGGGCGCAACCGAGGCCAAGCTTGCATGCCAGACGCGTGCCCCAACCGGTATTGCCGTAGCGGTCGCCGCCGCCGTCACCGAAGGTGCCCGAACCGGCCATGCCCTCGTTGGCACCCTGAAGCTTCGAGTTGCCCATCGACATGATGGCAACGGCATCTGCGGGAACGGCGACCCTGATGGCGCCGACCAGCATGGTTCCGGGATTGCCGGTCTGACTGCCATTGGCGGCGTGAAACTTCGTCTGCGTCATCGTCGGGTCGGCGGCAACCAGCGAGGTCGTCGAATTGAACGAACCGTCCCGGCGGCCGATGAAGGTCGAGGCATTGACGACGCTGTTGATGGCCTTGTTCTTCACGGAGCCGGAGCGTCCGGCGACGCATTCGTGCAGCAGGATGCCGCCGATTGCCGTAAAGGCCGGAATGTCGGCCGGGGCTGCCACCGTGAAGACCATCATGCGCTCCGGCTGGCCCGGAACATATGAATAGATCGCCTTGTTATCCCTGGTGTTCAGGCAGCGATGGCGGCTGGCAAGATCGGGCGAGGATGTCGAACTGTCGTTGAACGGATATTCCATCGACAGCATGAAATCATAGGCTTCGGCGAGATCGACCTCGAGAACCGGACTGCGCGGCGGACGCTCCAGCGTCCAAAGCGGAAAGGAAAACTCGATCAGCTCGCCCGCTTTGATGGCGTAGGGCAGAAAATATGCCTTGCGCCGAACGAAGGCCATCTGGGTCGAACCGGATGTATCCTTCTGATAACCCGCATTCGTGCCGTAGGCGACGGCGCGGCGCACTCCTTGCCCTTCGCCATTCTCGGCAGTCGTCTGCATTCCAAGCGCCGGCCGGACGCCCGCCGTCAAAGCGGCGGCAATGCTGCCGACGGATATCGCCGAAAGGCCGATGATCAGGTTGCGGCGAGTAATGTCCAATGCGAGCCTTCCGTCATCAGGTGTGATCGAGCCGGTCGTCAGCCCCGAGATATCAGCGACAAGGCGACCGGATGCAGCATTGGATGCAATGGTGGCGATGGTTTGGCCGGAACGTCACAGCTCGATGAAGGGCGGGAGTCCCTAAGCGGCTTGCCTGGCGACAAATAATTTTTTTGCCACGACGATGTAGTTTTTCGGAAAACCCGACTGGGTATATTTTTGCTGCGCATCGAGACGATAAAAAACCCGGGCCAGATGCCTGCATGCGATCCGCACGGATGCCAGCAGCGGGACGGCCGCAACCCCCAGCGCGCCTGGAGCGATATTCTTTGCGCCACGCGGCAGATGTTTCGAAGCCGTTTCCATCTGATAGGCCACCGTTCCCAGATATCCCTCCATCCAATCCAGGCTGATGATTTCAAAGCCCGCATTTCCAAGGAGATGGCGCCACGCAAACTGCGTGTATCTGAAGAAGTCGTAGGGCTGCTCATGCTCCTCGTAGAAAAGCGGCGCAGAGCAGATCATCGTCCCGCCATCTTTGAGGACGCGGTGCATTTCCTGAAGCACGGCAACCGGGTCCGACAGATGCTCCAGAACCTGATTTAGCACGATGGCATCGAACCTGGCTTCCGCGACGGGAATGCTTGAAAGGTCGCATACATAGGTGGATTTCGCATATTCCTTGTCGACCATTTCGAAATCGGCGGCCTCGTAAATGCAATGGTCGAAAAGGTGCCTATAGGGCTGGCTTCCGGCTCCCGCATCAAGCACGATCGACCCCGCAGGCAAGCTCCTTGCAAATTCCTCGTTGTGTCGTCCAAGCCAGATTCTCGAAGAGTTCATCACATCCTCCAGCGATCCGTTCATGTCCTCCAGCGACCCGATCGCGCCACGGTAGCACCGGCAGGTTCCTGGTCAATCGGTTTCTGGATCGGCTGGCTGATGATGGGGCGGGCAACCTGACTAACAAAAAGACCAATAAAAGTCCGGCTCGCCTAAGCCACCCCTAAAAAGTCACGATTGTCTTTCGGCGTAATTTGCAGCATCCCCAAGTTGCTGGGGATTTTCAAATGCGAATAACTACCGTTGGCGAAACCGCCAAAGACATTTTCCATTTCTTGTCATCTGCGCTTAAGCGTTTCTGGATGATGTACCGGAACGGTGGATACGAGGACGACTGGGCATTCGCTCGCGTCTCCGGCGATGTTACCGATATCAACACGAAGATGCCGATCACCGGCCCCGTCATGCGGAAGGTCATCGATGGCAGGTGGGCTTACCGCCAGATGACCGAATTTGAGCGCGAAGAGTTCGACGCCAACCGCCGTTGGTAGACCAGGCCATTAGGGTCGACGCCAGGGCAGCCGCTTTCGCTAACGTCAGTATGTACCATCGTTGACGGGCGGGAAGGGACCCGCATGTATGCCGCTATCGCGAGAAACCATGTTCGCGTCTGCGCTGTCACGAGCACGAGTTACCTGCTTCCGATAATCGGGCGGCAGGGCATGGCGTTAGCTTCCTGTTACCTTTGTCACAAGAGTCCAAAAAGGTTCTTGCGTAATTTTCGCGCATGAGGTGTATCTTCGCCTTCTGGTTGGGGAGCCTGCATGCATATCAATAACTTCCGCGAACCCGCGAAAGATCCAAACTCTTCATTGATGGGACTCACCGGCCGCGACGGGCCGTTTTTTGCTCCCGCGACGTCGGCACCCGCGTGGCATAGACGCAATCACTCCTTCGTTAGAGGGCGGAACCTTATACAATGTTTTCGGTTCCCTAGTGGACCGCTTGACGTTTGTTCCTCAACCGTTCAGATCGCCGGCGGTCTACCTGTCGCCCGCTTCGGCGGGCGTCTTTTTGCGAAATCCCCCGCCTGCGCAGGCCAGGAGCGCGACACTGTGACGGGCGTCACATGTCACACCAATTTCACGCGACTATGACCTCTCGGCGTGGTTTGTTTCCCTGCCTGATGCGGCTGAGCAGATCAGGCAAGCGGGGCTCGTCCCAGTATCGAGTAGCGCGGCGAGCCCCATCTTTTCGATCATCGGGTGGGCGCTACGCGCCGAACCCCCACAGCGCCACAGGATCAACGTCTTCCATGACCTTGATCTTCGAAAACTGAACGGCTGACGGCGGCGCGGTGCGGTCGCCGGTGATGCGGATCTCGATGCCGACGCGGTCGGCGGTTCCCCAGGCCGGATCCCATCGGAAGGGCTCGGAGATGAGCTTGTAGGTTCCCGAGCGTCCCATACCGAGAACGAAGGTGTCGGAGGAGAGGCGATAGCCGCTGAAGCCGCTCGAGCGGTTTGTCGTGCCCTGGCGGGTCATGTAGCGCAATTCGATGAAAGCCGGCGTGCCGTCGAAGGTCTGGAGCTCGCACATGGCGCGATACCATTTCGTCTGATCGAGGGTGAACGGAACGGAAATGGACTGGGCGACAAGCTCGAAATAGGGGCCGATATCAACCTGAAGCGGGGTGTAGTCGATGCGCTGGGCCTTATAACCTCCGCCTATATCCACGATTGAAGCCACGGCCGAGACATTGCGCACGACGCTGATGGCAACCCCTGTGGCAACTTGTCCAGCGCCGGTGCGGTTTGCATTGGTATTCGCCCATGTCCCGGCAGTGCCGCCATTGAGCTGCGATATGCCTGATGGAGCGAAGTTGTTGTTGGCCGGGTCGAGGTCGATGAAGGTGCCGGCAGAAAAGAGGCTTCGAATGACAGGAAGAAGGATATCCTCGCCGATGGCACGGGCAGCCTTCGGACTCTGATGTATCTTATCGCTCAGATACATGCCGAGGTCAGGAGCGCCACCAGGCGCAAGCACCGTATCGAGATCGAGAACCGCGACGATGCCATCGCGGGTGGCCTGCGTGGCGATCCATGCGTTGAAGGCGATACGCTTGGCATGGCGGTCGTCACCAGCAGGCCAATCGCCGCGGTATGGCACCTTTACGACAATGGCGAGTTTGCCGGCCTTGCGGATCTTCGACAGGCCCTCGTCGAACTTGGTGATCAGATAGGTCAGGGAGAACTCGCCATCGTCCCCGGATGATATGGTATTCGAGCCGCCTTCGAAGATCACGGCCTTGAAATCGCCAAGCAGAAAGGCATCGAGACGGGCGACGATACCACCCAGAAAACCAGCGCCTGAAAAGGCGAGATGATCGGCCGCTTTCGCGTTGTTGAACCCCGAGCTGTTCAGTCCCAGCGGCGACGTCGTGTCGAACCACTGATCGACACGGAAACGCGGGTCGAGACGTTTTGCCCACTCGATCAAGCCGATGCCGATGCTGAAGCCGGCGCGACCCGCTGTGGTGTCGGGGATGTTGGGGTTGAAATCAAGGTTGTTGTAGGCGACGTAGCTGTCGCCGATGGCGCCCAGGAGTTCGCCGGGGGCAAGCGGCGTGCTCGGCAGGGCAACGAATGCCGCGACGGGGCCGATTGATGCGCTCGTGGTTTCGACGGGGGTGGTGTCCGCCATCGCGGTCTCGATCACCCGCAGGTATTTCCCCGTCAGCGTTCCCAAAGCGAATGTCGTTCCCCCGAACGGGCTTCCCGTGTTCGTCCACCCGGTCGATCCGTCATCGGAAACCTGCATCTGCCGGCTGATGCTATCAGGGGCGAAATCATAGGTGGCGGGCTGGACGGTGATCTCGAGCGTATTCATCGGCGTCCCGGTCAGGAAAACATCCGAGAGCGAACTTGGCGCACCGCCCTTGACCGGAATGACCGGCGCGTTGCCATAGAGGCTGCGCCCATCCGATATCCTGACGGCGCCGAGCACGGGCAGGTCGTTATGGACGGTCGCGCCATCGGTGACGATCTCGACGCCGAGGACAGGCCTGTTATCGGCGAACAGGGTGGTGTCGCCCACATCGCGGATGCCGATGACAGGGCGGTTGTTGAACATGCGCGTGCCGTCGGGAACGATGACGACGCCCTGGACGCGCTGCATATTATAGAGTTTCGCCATCGGTGCGCTCTGCCTTCGCTCGAAGAGAAAAAAGAGCGGCCGAAGCCGCCCGAGGTGGCCTGTCAATCGGGGTGTCAATCGACAGGCTGGGAGGAGTTCTGGATTTCCGGCGGCACCCAATCTGGGGCAGGGCCGCCAAGAGCTTCCTGCACACCGTTGCCAACTGGTTCAGGAGGCGGGGAAGCCCTGACGGGCTTTGCGGCCGGCTTTTTCTCGGCCGGCTCCGCTTCCGCCTTGCCAGTGGATTTGTCACCGGATCGGGCGAGACGCACCCATTTCGGGCGGCGCTTCTCGTCCTTCCAGAGCGCGTCCGGCAAGCTGAAACGCTCGCCGGGTTCGCGCCGGATGCTGCCGAAATAGCCGCGCTCGGTGGCGACGACATCAACCATGCGAGGGAACCCCAGCGGTGAAGCCGGCGGTGATCTTGCCCGTGGTGGGGGCCGTGCCGGTCACGGTGTAGAGCAGGCGCAGGTAAAGCTCATCCGTGCCGCGCGGGATATGGCTCGGCGGGATGATCTTGCCGGCCTTGAGATCGGCGAGGTTGAGGGTCGTGGTGATGACCGCCTTCGGCGAGGCGAAGGCCTCGTTGTCGTCGGTCTGGATGGTGACAGCGAGCGAGGTGAGGTTGTTGAAGCTTTCCACCACCTGCATCAGGAAGGGGATTGGTTCGCCCTTGCCGATATCGCGGGTGAGGCCGGCCTTGATCGGGCCGAGATTGATGACATTGGTGCTGGGGCCTGACGCGGTGATAACCTGCGCGTCCGAAAGCAGCGTCTGCCGGTCGAAAATCATGGGAAGTGCCTTTCGTTAGATAGGGGTTGCCCGCCGCTCAAGACGGCGGGCTTGAGGGAGACGATCAGGCGAGCGCCGGGACGGCGGCTTCGGTGTTGAGGATGGCGTCCGTCTCGCGGATCGGGATGCCGCGATAGAACTTCACTTCCTGGCCCTCGACGAACTGCGTGGTCAGGTGCACGGTGTTCTGCCGGTCGGAGGTCAGCGCGCGATCAGACGACTGCACGTCGAGCACTTCGAGCACATCCTTGTTCATGTAGATGGCGATGCGGCTGGCCTTGGCATTCAGCCGGCGAGACTGCAGGCGGTAGTAGCCCTTGCGCAAGAGCGACCAGAGATCGACGGTACCGGCCATCATGTCGGACACGTCGATATTGGCGACGCGGGCGTTGTAGCGCCAGTCCTTCACGGCCGCACCGATATGCCAGGTGTAGAGCGTTTCCTTGGCATAGTAGGGATCGCCATTGGCATCCAGCACGCGCTGCTCGCCCTTGTCGTCAATCTTCACGCCGGCCTTGGTGCCCTTGGGGTAGAGCAGGTGGGTGGCGTGGTCGCCCCAGGTGACGAACCAGATGGAAGTGTTGTCGGCGCCGGTGCCGCCGCCATGGACCACCTGGTTGGCGATGTTTGGCTGCGCCGGGTTCGGCAGGTTCGGGTTATAGGCGGCGTAGCGGGCCGACAGTCCCTTGAACTTTTCCGGGGTCGTCGCCGTGTCATGGTAGAAGAGGCCGGAGGCCATTTCCTGGCTCAGCGACTCGATGAAGGGCATGGTGTCGACGAGACGGGCCTTGGCCTTATCGGGTGCCAGATCGAGCAGGCGCATGTCGATTTCGGAGCGGGCATGCACGAAACCCGTCGTATCGTCCACCTGCTGCATGGTGGCCTTGGACTGCTTGATGCCCTGGTAGAGCCGGCCCCAGGAAACGGAGGGCAGGCCGGTGCGCACCATATGGCGGTGCACGGCATCCATGTTGCACTCGACGGCCATCGCGTCGTCGAGGATCGGGTTCTGCTGGGAGAGAAGCTCGATGACGGCGCCTTCGGCAGAGCCTTTGAATGCGTCAACGAGATTGGGGTAGTAGCTGCCAATGGTGGCCATGTCTTATCAGCCCTTCGGTGCGTCTTTGGGAAACATCAGGTGCGCGGTTTCGGCTTTCCTGCCGTTTCCGCCCGCGCCGCCGTTCGGTGGGTTGTCCTCCTGGATCATCGATCCGACCTTTGCGAAAATTCTGATCATTTCGGGGTGGTTGCCGCCGCCGCTGGTATTCAAGTACTCGCGCAGCGCCGGAGTGCCCAAGCGGGAAAGCGCGCGCTGGGCCGAGCCCACGGTTCCGGCCCATTTCGCGCCGCCGATCTCGCGATCCCTGCGGGCCTCGTCGGCCCAGCCCTGAACGCGGCCGGCCCAGGCTTCGGAAGCCGCCTTGCCGCGCCGGCCCTGGATCTCGATGAAGCGGTCGGCCAGCTGCTGCGCCTGCCGGTTGGTCAGGCCGAGATTGTGGAAATCAGGGCCGAGCGCATCGATCAGTTCCTGATCCACCTCGATGCCCTCGGGCATGGTGAGCGAATAGCGGCCATCATCGGGGACGCGATCTGCCGGGTCATTGTCAGCGGTATCGTCGGGCTTGCCGGTGTCGTGATCGGCGGCGTCGGCATGATCGTCGCCACCGCTGTCACCGTCCGGTGATGCCGCATCGTCCGGAAACAGAACGGTTTCCGGTGCAGCACTTTCGCCGCCACCGCTGCCGGTTCCCTCGGCGCTGTGCAGAACGGCCGGAAAGGGGCTCCTGCTAAGCATCGATATCATGGTCTTCGCCTTCCTCTTGTTCGGCGCGGCTTGCCGCCGCTGCCTTGTCCGTTGCCCTGAGATCCGCGATGGCCAGCAGCAGGCGCGGATAGAGCGTCGGGTCGATGCGATCGAGCTCGGCGATCAGCCGGCGGCCGACGCCCTGTTTTCCGAGCGTGTAATGCGTCGCGTTGCCAAGCTCTCCCGCATAGGCCTCCTGATAGACGGCGCATTGTTCCAGCATCCAGAACAGCACGCGCTTGCCGGAGGCGGTCGCGAAGACCTCGCGAAACGCCGTCGTGATTTCGTCTCGCTGAATGGTTTGGGGGATGGATGGTTGATCCTTAAAATGATCCATCAGGCGAGCCCCAGCTGGCGCAGAAGTGCTGCGCCGTTCGGGTTGTCATTGGCATCGGCCAGCACCTGTGCGGCCTTGGCGCCCTGATTGAGGGCGGGTGCGACCTGCGAGGCCATCTGCGCCGTCTGCGCCGCCTGCATCTGCTGGGCGCGCTGGGCGCGCATATCCTCCACCTTGTCGTCGGCGAGGATCATCGAGGGTGGGGCGCCGATCGCGTCGAAATAGAGGTCAATCGCCTCGTCGACATCGAGCTTGTCCAGCGCTTCCGGCTTGACGGCGGAGACCTGGCCCATGAAGGCGACGCCGCGCTCGATGGCGCCTGTCGCAACCGCCTGCTGTGCCTGCGCGAGCGTGGAAATATACTCGACCTTCAGCTCGGTTCCCTGCAGCTCCGGCGGCGGTGGCGGCAGCTCGTCACGGGCCGCCAGAATATCGAAGGTGCGGTCGATGGTCGGGCCGAGCTGATCGCCGAAGACGTTTTCCAAGACGGGGCCGAGCTGTAAGAGCTGCTCTTCCTTGCGCTGCGTCAGCTCGAACTGGTTGCGCGGCTGCACGCCTTCCATATTGGTGATGGCGAAGAAGAGATCGGCAAAGAAGGTCTTCTCGATGCGGTTCTGCACTTCCTGGATATCTTCGCGCAGCTCCGCCAGGCTGAGGTTCACTTCCATCGCCGGGCGGAACCCCTTGCCTGTGGGGTCGTCGACATAGTTGACCGCGCCCGGCAGCAGCGAGGCTGGGCTGTTCTGCATCGAGGTCGGCGCGTTCATCGGCGGGCGCACCTTCTTGTCGATGCCTTCGAGCTTTCGCGTCTGCTCCAGCTGCAGCATCCTGATATCGCCGAGCGCCTTCTGGCCGGGCGAGAGCGCATAGTGATCGTCTTCGGAAAGCTCCCAGGCCGGCGCGATGATCGGGTTCGAGTCGAAGCCGCTTTCTTCCAGGAGATCGCCGCCGAGCTCATCGATCCAGTAGTTGGAGAGGAAGGCCTTGTTGCGCTTGTCGATCAGTCTGGGGTCGCGGTCGTAGCGCGGCTCGATGGCGTGATAGACATCGAAACATTCGCCATATTTCGAGCTGTCATAGAGGCTCCTCAGCCGCTCCGGCACATTGTCGTAGCCGAAGCGCTCGATGATGCGCTGCACGCTCCAGCGGAAGGTGCGGTAGAGCGTGGTCGCCTTGCCCTTGTGATCCCTTGATATCCAGAAGCGGCCATGCACCAGCTGCTGCACGCGGATGACCGTCTCCTCGTCTTCCACGAGAATGGCGACGGACTGGCCGAACTGGCCGAGATCGCCATAGCCGATATGGAAGGCGCGGTAGAGGTTCGACGCGGCAAAGACCTCGCGCATCTTGTCCTGCACGGCAGCGAGATAGACTTTGACGGAATCCTGCTTCTTCAGATCGGGATCGAAGGTCGTCAGCCGAAACCAGGGCCGGGCCGGCGAGGTGAGGCCCGAATGCATGCCTGACTTCAGCGTCTCATAGGCATGGCTGCCGGTGCTGTCGATGATCTTGTCGCGCGAGCGCGGTCCTTCCCGGTCGGAATGAAGTCTGAGCCGCGTCGGCTCGATATGCTCTGCCAGCGCCCGCCACTCTGCTTCCCAGGGCTGGCGGACCTCCTTCAGTTCCGCCAGCCGGCGGCGGTGATAGGCAATTTGCGTCTCGTTGTCGCGACGAGGATTTTCCATAGATGATGTCAGCCTCTATTGCCCGAGCAGCGTCTTCTTGAGCGTATTGCCCGAGAGCGCCGGCGATTGCGTATCGGCGAGAACAGGTGCGCCCGAAGGCGAGGTGAGGATGGTGGAGGGCGCGCCCTTCACCTTGTCGGAGGCGCGTCGTGCGGCGGTGGATTGGGCCGCAGCATAATCGGGCGTCTTCTGCTGGGCGTATTCGGGTGGCGCCTGCGGCGGCTCGGCTTTCGGCGGCGAGGAGAACATGCACAT